GCAGTTTAGTGATCCGTTCCCAAATCCTATCACCGACCCCATTCGAGATAAAGAGTCACGCAAGACCTATGCCGGCTCGTGGGACTGCGCTATGGCGAACGGTCTTCTTGAAAAGGACGTGGTGCTTTCGATTTTGAATAGGACATATTCGTGGCCTACGTATCAAGAGTTTGAGGTGGTGGGATGAACAAGCGGATTTGTTATCGATGTGGTGGACCGGCAACGATGATCGGGTCCGGTCCGAACGACAAGGTCTGGTATTGTTTTAATTGCAACGAGGATCTCTTTGAAGTACCATGGAAGGGTTTTGATAATCCTAAGATTGAAATAGCAACTCCGCTTGTCTGGGAAGGCGATAATTCGTAGTCTGGGGTTTTAGTTATCGAATAGCGTTAAAATCGTGGGGTATAATAGAAGACATACCCTGTCGCTTGCGATTTGGGCCTTACTTTTTTGCGAAAGGAGCCTAAACCGTGGCGCAGACTGAAGCACAGTACCAAAGTAAAGTGATTAAAAAGATCAAAACACGGTTTCCGGGCTGCATGGTGCTCAAGAATGATTCGGGCTACATGCAGGGAATTCCAGATTGGACTATTTTCTGTGGGCCTTTCTGGGCGGTTCTGGAGATCAAGAGAGATGCTAAATCAGCTCAGCAGCCTAATCAGGAATACTATATTACGCAAATGAGCAACATGTCCTTCGCTGCGTTCATCTACCCAGAGAACGAAGAGGAGGTGCTTTCTGCGCTGGAACAAGCATTCTCAACTTGAGGGCGCGCATTCGTTCTTAAGTCCGTCTTCATATCATTGGATCAATTACGACGAAGCTCGTTTGATCCAGAGGTACAAGACGCTGCAGGCAGCTAAAGAAGGAGTCGAGCAGCACGCTTACGCGGCTACTTGTATTCTCGAGGGAGTTGTGCAAGACAACGAGACAACTACACTTGGTATGTACATCAACCAGTGCATTCAGTATCGTATGACTCCTGAGCAGCTGCTCTTTTATTCGCCTAATTGCTTTGGTACAGCAGATGCTATTTCTTTCCGCTATAGACGCCTTCGAATTTCCGACCTTAAAACCGGAGAGTCAAAGACGTCTGAACATCAGCTGGAAATCTATGCCGCGCTCTTTTGTCTTGAGTACGGGTATAGTCCCCACGATCTACGCGATATCGAACTCCGTATTTATCAAGATGGACGTTGTCGAGTCTACATTGCTAGACCTGAATTTATCGTTTACATAATGGAGAAGATTATTCTGTTTGACAAGACGCTTAACAAGCTGCGTGAGGAGGTGACGAAGTGATTCTGGAAGAAGAGAATTATCTGAGTCATTATGGAATCCTGCGCAAGTCAGGGCGCTATCCATGGGGCTCTGGTAAAGATCAGATGACCCGTAACCAGATGTATCGGGATACGGTGAACGAGCTTAAGGGCCAAGGTCTTACTGACGCAAAGATCGCACAGTTGTTTTCGACGAAAGAGCATCCGCTTACGTCGACTGATATTCGTACGCTTATGTCCATCACCAAGAATGATATTAAGCGTGAGCAGATTCTGACAGCCCAGAAGCTTAAGGAAAAGGGCATGTCGAATGTCGCCATCGGCAAGCAAATGGGGCGTAACGAATCTTCGGTTCGTGATCTGCTAAGTTCAAGTGTCCAGGAGAAAAACGACGTTCTTCAGTCGACTGCCCAGATGCTTCGTGATCAGGTTGCTGAAAAGGGTTACATTGACATCGGTGCTGGTACGCACTTCTTGCTTCCGGGTGGTATTACGGAAGATAAGATGAAGACCGCGGTTGCGCTTCTGCGTGAAGAGGGATATAAAAAGCACTATCTGTCAGCGCCTCAGTTGGGTACGGATAAAGAGACCTCGATCCGTATTCTTGGAGCCCCTGGCTCTAAGCAGCCCCAGCTTGCTGATGTTCGAGGAATTCAGGAAATGTACACGCCTGATGGTGGAAACACTTGGCGCAAGCCTGAGCCTCCGCTTAGTTTCTCGTCCAAGCGTCTTGCGGTTCGGTATGCTGAAGATGGAGGCACCGATGCTGATGGTGTTCTTTACATCCGTCCAGGCGTTAAAGATCTGTCGATTGGTCAACACCAGTATGCACAGGTTCGCGTCTTGGTGGATGGAACTCACTACCTTAAGGGAATGGCAGTAAAGAAAGACGATCTACCGCCTGGCGTTGACATTGTGTTTAACACAAACAAGTCTAACACCGGGAACAAGCTCGACGCCCTTAAGCCGCTTAAAGACGATCCTGCGCTTCCGTTTGGGTCAATTGTTCGCCAGATTCCGGGACCTGACGGTAAGCCGACTTCGGTTATGAACATTGTGGGCCAGAATGATGGCGCTGGTGTTTAAGGTGGTTGGGGTACGTGGGCTAAGAGTCTCTCGTCTCAAGTGTTGTCTAAGCAGGCGCCTTCGCTTGCTAAGCAGCAGCTCGATCTTACTTACGAAAGTCGTAAGAACGAGCTTGACGAAATTTTGGCCCTTACAAACCCGGCAGTTAAGAAGAAGCTTCTTGATGGGTTTGCGTCTAGTGCTGATTCTGCGGCTATTCATTTGAAGGCGGCAGCTCTTCCAGGACAGTCAACTCATGTCATTCTTCCGGTTAACAGCCTTAAGAAGACTGAGGTGTATGCGCCTAACTTCAACCAGGACGATCGTGTTGCTCTCATTCGCTACCCTCACGGTGGAACGTTTGAGATCCCTGAGCTTACGGTGAACAACAAAAACCGAGAGGCCATCAAGCTTCTTGGTAAGCAGGCTCAGGATGCTATTGGTATTCATCACTCTGTAGCAGAGCGGCTTTCCGGAGCCGACTTTGATGGTGATACAGTTCTGGTCATTCCGAACAACCACGGGACGATTAAGTCCACGCCACCTCTTGATGGTCTAAAGGGCTTTGACGCGAAAGCTAAGTACACCATCCCTAAGGATGATACGAAGACTACGCGAATGACTAAGTCTAACACTCAGAGTGAGATGGGTAAGATTACCAACCTCATCTCTGATATGACCATTAAGGGCGCTGGCCCTGAGGATCTCGCTCGTGCGATTCGTCATTCGATGGTAGTCATCGATGCCGAAAAGCATGGACTGGATTACAAGCGTTCTTTTGAAGATAACGGCATTGCCGCTCTTAAGAAGAACTATCAGGGTGTTTCGGAAAAGGGTAACCTTCGTGGTGCGGCTACACTCATTACGAGAGCTAAGTCCACGCAGTACGTGAATCAGAGGCGTGAAAGGCGGGCTTCTGAAGGTGGTAAGATCGATCCGGCTACGGGTCGTCTTGTGTTTGTGGATACTGGTGCTACACGTAAGATCTTTAAAACGGTAAAAGATCCTGTTACCGGAGAGAAGATCAAAATCGATACGGGTAAGACTGAGCCTAAACAGCAAAAGTCTACTAAGTTGGCAGAAACGCAGGATGCTCATACGCTTGTGTCTGATGCTAATACACCTATCGAGCGAGTTTATGCAGATCATTCCAACAAGCTTAAGGAGTTGGCTAATCAGAGTCGGAAGGCGCTGCTTGAAACTAAGCCGCTACCCCAAGCCTCTGGTGCCACTAAGAAAGCGTATGCAGCTGAGCGAGATTCACTAAACGCAAAGCTGAATGTGGCTCTCAGGAACGCTCCTTATGAAAGGCAAGCCCAGATCTTGGGCAACGTTAAGGTTAGGGCTAGGCGTCAAGCAAGTCCCGATCTCGATGCGGCCGATCTCCGTAAGATCAAGGCCCAAGAGTTGGCTGAAGCTAGGGTTCGTACAGGAGCTAAGAAGGAACGTATTGAGATCACGCCGCGTGAGTGGGAAGCAATCCAGGCGGGCGCTATCTCAAACCACAAGCTCGATCAGATCCTGGCTAACGCAGATCTAGACAAGGTCAAAGCCCTAGCCACCCCTCGTGTGGCTAAGACCATGACCGCATCTAAGACGGCCCGAGCTCACGCCATGCTTGCATCTGGCTACACTCAGGCTGAGGTTGCAGCAACACTTGGTGTATCAGTGAGTACGCTGAAGGCTTCTCTGACCTAATAGAAAGGAGGTGAATGAGTATGGCAGATGACCTGACTGGTGAGCTTACGTCTCATCCTGAGTACATGCTTACCACGGTGGACAACCCATACAACCCGTTCACTGACTTCCCTGGATGGTTGGCTTATGATACAGCACATGGTTACCGCACATGTGAACTACTTGGTCGCATTGCAATAACAAGTGATGAGCTAAGCCCTGGTGATCTACAGTTCGCTATCAACTCAGCGATCGATGAGATTGTAGATGAGAACGTGCTTGGATTGTTCAGGAAGGTGAGTGCTGATTCCTTTCCTGATGGCGTACCAGTACAGACGCAGATCGCTGCGTAAGTTAAGGGACGAAGTTATGGGAGCATGGGTGGCTAATAGCAAAGGGCTGTTGCCACCCTACCCATACCCCTACCCACCATGGGTGCCTACTACATGTGCTATGTGTTCCTCGCATCATCACACTAATCTTAAAACATTTAATAAAAAGATTAGCGTGATGATGTGAGGAACATGGGCTATAGTCTTTCGCAATTTTGTATGGTAGATGGAAACAAAAAAGATAGGGGGGGGGGAGGGGTCCCAAAAAATACCCCCCACCCCACATCGCCCGACTCCCAAAAAATGCTCCGGGGGAGCAAAATCTGGAAGCAAAGAGGTATTGAACCCGCGGAGATGGGGGTAGAAGTGGGTTGGAAGTCGCCTAGAGTGCCCAACAAGTCGTGTAAACTTTTTTGTTTTGGTGGTCCTGAGCTTCTTGGAGGCTGGCATGAGACTTAAGACTGAAGGATTCGAAGAGAAGCTCGAGTTTAATGTAGATCCTGGGGACACCGCAAACGGTCTTTCCTATGTGGACGGAAGAATCAATGGTACAGCTCTAAAAGTTGAAGGTTCCGACAATGGCTCGGGCGGATTCAACTCTCAACAGTATCACCTTACTGATGAGTCAATGAATTCCAGTGTCCACAATTATAGTTTTGTCGGACGCGCATA